ATGTCTATAAGTGGCGGTGATATTTTGCTAAAGGGTGAAGTGAAAGCGCGTTTACGGTATCGCTCAGACTCGTCATTCTACGAGTTCCTAAAAGACGAGAAAAACGGCTTTCCAATGCCTTTTAAAGTCGGTGGGCGTAACTGCTGGTATGAAGATGAAGTTGACGCCTGGATAAGTAAACAAAGCGAGAAGCGCGGGATCTGCACATCATGAGTGTTTGCAGATTTGGGAAAGAGGGCTTGCTAACGGCTATCCGGGCAAGCCCTTTTTATTGTCAGTGGTGGGGATCTGTAACTTACGGCCACCAGCACCGGTAATCACCTTCTGGCTGGTGGCTTTGCTGGCATGGCTATTACGCCGCCGCATCATCTGAGTTGAATTCAATGTGAATTCGGTCATAAGGCAGCACGATCTTTTCGCCGTCTTTGTCCAGAACGCCGCCGTTAAGCAGTGACTGAACATCGTTATAAACACCGCGAAAATCACGGTTAACAATGCGTGATAGCTCGCGGATTGAGACGGCTTGCGCACCCTCCATCGCTTTGATGATCTGCCAGCGGTTAGGGGCAAGCATCGTTTTAGCCAGTTGTTCTACAGTGGGAAAAATCAGTTCGGAACCGATGAAATCCCCGTTCATTGCGCGGGAGGCGTCTGCCATTGCCACCCGGAAAGCGTCATCAACGGTCATTACTCTGACGGTCAGCACTCGCATGGTATTACCTCCTCAACAGGTTTATGTCAGCCTGAAAACTGGCGATCAGGTTCTCAATGGTGGTGAATGTCACCGGATATTCCCGATCATGAATGTGTTTGTGGTCGCCTTTGCCACGTTCGTTGTCGTAACGCATGACGCACTCGCCATCTACGATGTAGGCCAGGCTGTACTTGTATTGGTGCTGGCTACCTAAAATTGCCGGGTCTACTTCCAGAATGCGGATAGAGGCGAAAGCGTTATCAGCTATCTGGATACGGCGGTTCATCAACTCAACAGCGGGCATTGGCTTATCTCCTTGTTGATGTAAATAATAACATCACAAATAAGCGATGTAAATGATTACATCATAGTGGGTAAGTTACCGATGGCATGAACGGTTCGCCGCTGGTGGCTCTCGATCTCCTGAAATCTCAGGGGATTGTCGGAGCCTGATTTTAATCGGCGGACTTCTCCGCCGATTGAGTGCGGGCAGCGCGCTCCCTGTGTATCGGTTTCGGTTCTGGATGGATCGCGTTTCGTTTCTGGTGAATTTGCATTCGCAATTTGTCCGCAAAACCTTGCCCCACCAGCCTTGATAGGTGTTTTCTCTTTGCGAATTCGCAGTTCCATTCGCACTTTGATTCGCAGTTTTGAAATGTTCCCGAGATGGGAGCACGAGCGATTACAGGTGTTAAGAAATTTCGGATGAATGATATTGACGCCGAATCCATTAACCCGGCCTTTATATCGACTTGCCATTAAGCACAATTTACTATGTCCTACATTCTTGGTTTGAAAGAGCATTAGGACGATGAAAAAAGAAAGATTGACGAACTTTTTCAGGATAGCAGCCTGCGTTTCTCTGGCCTTTCCTATCGTGGCTTGTACTGCTGGCAAGTTAGATCCTGCGAAAGCCCTAACCACAATGCATGTTGTCAAGAGCGAGGATTACAAGAAGCGACCGGGATGGGATGCGCTGGTCCGTTTGGGTATTGATGATTGCACCACATACAAAAATGGTGGGGAAAGTGTTTTCAAATGGGGTGATCGTTTATGTGATGAAAAAAGCATCATTAAGTCAGTGAATGAAAATCCTCAATCTATACCAATTTTTTATGCCGCTTATCATGAGTATGGGAGCTATGAAGTTGGCTCTATATCGACTTTCGAACATGGAGCGAGAGTCAGTGACGAGATGGCTAAAATTCCGCTTAATTTAGCTACTGTTTTGAGTAATCCGGCAAGAGTTGAGGCCATTTACGATGATTACGAAAATGACCGCTGGAGTATGGGGTTAAACAAGGTTAGCAAAAGCGATTTTAAAAATAGCATTGCAACATTTACCAAAAACAGAGACGCATTAGCCTCCAGTTATCAAAAGGCTCATGATGAAAATCAAAAACAATACCAGGCAGAACGGGATGCACGAGTTAAGCGTGAGAAAGCAGAATCAATAGCTTCTGAAAGAGAGATTAACCTTGTGCTATGGCAGAACCCGACGCCAGAGCAGCGGATGATTATCGACGCATTGCACACTGTTAAATTTACTATCAGGAATGATGGTGTTGCATACGCTAATGGTCGTCGTTTTATGTCAGTGGCCGGGCTGGAGTCCCTCAAAAATAGCCTGAACATGAGTATGGAGTCATGCTCTGATGTAGGGGCGTATGTTGACGAAAAGGTAGTAGGTCGGGCATGTGTGCAGGCTTTAGCGAGGGATATTGTTGAGTGGGGGAAAACTGCTAAAGATAGCTCTATTTCTGATCGGGCATGGAACGCTGCCGCAGTCGATGGAAGTATTACCTACAACCCTATCAAGTGGGAAATTCTTTTCTCTCATTGGGCTGGTATGGCACGAGTTTACGCTTCTCGCGGGTACTAATCACAAGTTTGCATTGCGGGCGCAGGGGATATTTCCCTTGCGCTTAACGGGGCAGTGTGGTTATGATTATTTTGCACCTCACAAAACGGGTGCCGGGCGTGAGAACCCGGATAAGGTCAAAGGCGACAACAGACGCCTATCGCGTCTTTTTTATTGTCGCAATGTCAGTCCCCCCCATATTCAGCGGCGTAGAACTGCACAGAATCAATGGTGGCGCTGGCAGGGCAGCTTTCGGGCTGGCCGGTTCCCTTTGACGCCGGTATTCTCACCCCTGTCAGTGTCACCACCCTTTAGAGCGTGAGAACTCAGGTGGTGGCTCCTTAAATTAGTCAAAGGAGATCATCATCATGATGACTATCCCTACCCTCACTCAAACAAAATTCACCTGGCGCTTTCTTGCGCTTAATCGCCACGATAAAAAAGCCAAACCTTGCCGTCTGTCCGTTGAGGCTGCGACCGAACGCGAAGCCCGCCGCATCCTTGCGCCGCACTTTATTTTGTCTCTGGCCGCACGTCTGCCAGTGCCGGAGGTGCGCCGTGTTTAACCTCCAGACACTGACAGCCAAAGCCCGCGAGCTGCGCGGCAATGTCGTTAAGGCGGCGAGCACAAAGGGCAGTCGCACCATGACCCCTGTCTATGACCGCGACGAGCAGCGCAAGCTACGCGAGCGCATCCAGCATACGCAACCGGATTGGGTGTTGCTCTGGTGGGATATTGCGACCGTGACCGGCTGGCGCACCAGCGACGTTTGCAACCTGCGCTATTCCTGCGTCAATTGGGAAACGGGGCAGGCGACAATTATCGTTGCCAAGCAGACCAAAGCCGCCGAAGCGCGGGCAACCCGCAAAGGTATCGAGATTGTGCGCCAGCAGCGCAAGGACGCCGCACGTCTCGCCGCTGACCATATCGCCTATATGAAGTGGGATAGTATCGGTTGCGACGAGCTGGCCGCCGATATGAACGACGAAGAACAGGCCATAGTATTCGAGCTGGTGGCAAAGGCGGACGTCAAACACGACACCAAACAGTTACCGCCCGGCATCATCAAGCGGCTGCGTGACCGTCAGGATCGGAATCTGGTAGAGGACGACCTGGTATTTTCCCGCTCTCAAATCGAAAGTAACCGTTGCCAATGTCTGGAAGGTAGCGTGACCCGCCAAACCATTTGGCGAAAACTCCATGGCGTAATGGCGTGGTTTACCCGCTTCATTAATGCCAAGCTGCGCCTGAGCGCGTACTCCAGCCGCAAAATAGCAGCGTTTAACCTCATGTCTGCCGGAGGCGAACAGGGCTTGCTGGTGGCCTCTGAAATGCTGGGGCACAGTAACCCGGCTATAACCCGCACCTACTTACAGCTTGGTAGCAAAGCATCCGCGATCCAGTCACGTCTGGCTATGGAGGTCACAGCATGAACCTTTACAACGATTTTGTGCGCGTCAATTTCCCCGATACCGATAAAGATGACCTCCTGATGCTGTCTTCTCGTGCTGAGTGCGCCGCAGATAGCATCCTGAATGGGATCGCCGCCGTTGGTAAAATGATGTTTTACGCTGGAGGAGCTGATAACGACGCCTATGAGCCGTCAGCAACAGATTTCCGAGATATTGGCGGAATGCTGATGGAATTAATGCCGTTGGCGCGAGCGTTATCTGATACCGCTGCCAATGCGGAATCTCAGTGTCGTCAGATGACTAAAGGTAAATAACCATGGAAAAGAAATTAACTGGCTCTACTGCCAGTGGCTTCGCTCGCACTGTGATCCGCAAAGGCGATAAATGGAAGGATAAACGGGGCTGCCTGGTAACAGTGGAAAATTACCGATTCAACAGAGTGACATTTTATCGGGATGGCTACGCATCGCCGTGTGTGCAGTCGGATTTGCGATTTTTAACAGAGTTTCAGCCAGTGGATGAGGTTAAGCCGTGAAAGATAATTTTATTTACGATGTGCGCATCAAGGCGACCGGTCACTGGCAGTCAATTTTTGAACGGCTCGGTATTCCGACCAACCGCAGCGAGGGACCATGTCCGGCTTGCGGTGGCAATACCCGTTACCGCTTTGATGACAAGGACGGGCGAGGCACTTACTTTTGCTCACATTGTGGCGCAGGAACGGGGCTGGATTTGGTGATGAAGGTCAGGCAATGCGGTGCGCGTGAGGCGGCTATGATGGTGGCGGAAGTGATGGCGTTGCCGTTGCCGGAACAGAAGCCAGCCAGAGAGAAGCCTCAAACGGATATAGCCAGCAAGATAGCCTGTCTGGCTGCCAAAACTGCGCCGGGTCAGTCTGACTACCTCACATCAAAGGGGCTACAGCGCCCCTTCCCGCTGCTGTCAGACGGCTCGATGTTGATCACGTTGACGAACGTCGCCGGGGCGATTACCGGGGCACAGGTCATTAAGCCTGATGGTAGTAAGCGGCTGGTGGCCGGAACGGTGAAGAAAGGCTCCTTCTGTGTGGTTAACTCCGTTGAAAATACGGAAACGGTAGTGATATCCGAGGGGCTGGCGACAGCGTTATCCGTTCAGGAATTGCGACAAATTGCGACAGTTATCGCCGCGATTGACGCCGGGAACCTCCCCGCCGTTGCTATGGCGATGCGCCAGCGTTACCCGAATGCGCAGATCATCATTGCCGCAGATAACGACCAGAGCAGCGAAAGTGACGGAATTGAAGGAGTGAAAGTTAACACTGGCAAGGAGGCCGCAGAGAAAGCCGCGAAAGCCGTTTCTGGCTGGGTTTCCATGCCACCAGTGGACTATAAAGCGGACTGGAACGACTACCACCAGCAATACGGCCTTGAAGCGACCACAGCAGCATTTAACGCCTCAATGTACCAACCGGAGGGTAAGAAAGTGGGTGCGACACTGACAGCTATCGACGGCGGCAAGAAAAGCCCTGGTATCGACGACGACCTTAAGCCGCGAGTGGAGAGCCGTTCGGATGGCATTCACTGGATCACCCCGAAAGTGGACAAAGACACAGGGGAAATTATCAATACCGAGGCGTGGTTATGTTCTCCGCTGGAGATTGCTGGTGCGGGGAGTGATAACGCGAGGCAGCGCTTTCTGATCCTGCGTTGGGACGTCCCCGGCAACCGGGGGCAAGTTACCCGGGCGCTTCCATGGGAGGACATTGGCGACCGTGAGGGATGGCGAACGCTGAAAAACGGCGGTGTCAGTGTAACGACCAAACCATCGTTACGGGCAATTCTGGCTGACTGGCTACAGCGAACCGGTAGCGGTAAGGAGTGGCAGATCAGCCACACCACAGGCTGGCACAGCGGAGCCTACATCATGCCGGATGGAGATGTTATTGGTGAGCCAGAGATACCGCTGTTATTCAGTGGCCGCAGTGCGGCGGCTGGTGGCTATACCGTCAGTGGAACGCCGGAAAGCTGGCGTGATTCGGTGGCGCGCCTTGCGCTCGGCAACCCGTCAATGATGCTGGGTGTTGCTGCTGCGCTGTCTGCGCCGCTGATCGGGCTTGTTGGTGCTGACGGGTTCGGTGTGCATCTTTTCGAGCAGTCCAGCGCAGGGAAGACGACGACAGCCAATATCGCCAGCAGCCTTTACGGTGAACCTGACGCCCTGCGCCTTACCTGGTACGGTACTGCGCTGGGTATCGCCAACGAAGCGGAAGCGCATAACGACAGCCTGTTACCGCTGGACGAAGTGGGGCAGGGCAGCAGCGCCAAAGACGTTGCGACCTCTGCCTACACGCTGTTTAACGGTGCCGGAAAGCTACAGGGGGCGAAGGAGGGCGGCAACCGCGAGTTGAAGCGCTGGCGTACCGTAGCGATCAGTACCGGGGAAATGGACATTGAGACGTTTCTTTCTGCTGGTGGGCTGAAAGTTAAGGCCGGGCAACTGGTGCGACTGCTTAATTTACCGATGGAGAAATCAGTAACGCACCATGAGTACCAGAACGGCAAGCAGCACGCCGACGCGCTCAAAGAGGCTTACCAGACGAACCACGGAGCCGCAGGCCGTGAATGGATTAAATGGCTTGCAGGCCACCAGCAGGAGGCAAAACAGGCTGTCAGAGCTGCGCAAGAGCGCTGGCGCGGTCTTATCCCTGCTGATTATGGCGAACAGGTTCACCGTGTGGGCGAGCGGTTCGCCATTCTGGAGGCGGCTCTGGTGTTGGGGATGCCTGTCACTGGCTGGGGGGAGCAGGAAAGCCGGGACGCTATCCAGCATGGCTTTAACGCCTGGGTAAAAGAGTTCGGCACGGGGAACCGTGAGCATAAGCAGATCGTCGAGCAGGCGGAGGCGTTTCTTAATGCCTACGGCCTGAGCCGTTTCGCGCCATTCCCGTATAGCCCGGCTGACATGCCGATCCGGGATTTAGCCGGATACCGTCAGAAAGGTGAGCATGACGAAAGCCCCGTAGTGTTCTACACCTTTCCGGCTGCGTTCGAAAAGGAGATAGCGCAGGGCTTTAATGCTAAACAGTTTGCCCGTGTGCTTGCCGGGGCTGGGGTGCTGAAACCGCCAGCCAGCGGAAGGGGGTATCAGCGTAAATCCCCACGAATTGATGGACGCCAGATAAACGTTTATGTGCTCCAGCTACGACCCGACGAGATAGAGGGTGAAGAATAAAGTACACATACGAGATTGTTTTTTGTTGGTTCAGTTGGTTCAGTAACTACTTAATTAAGTTAAGTGTATGTATTTAATGTATTTACCTGCTAATAAGTGAACCAACACTGAACCAACAAACTCCCATTTTGAACCAACAGGTGCCGCTATTGAACCAACACCCTTTTCTGGCTGGCCTGTTAATCCTTCTCACTGAACCAACACGAAAATAGCGTTTGTTGGTTCAAAACAGGGCTTTGTTGGTTCACTCTCCAAGAAATAATCCTTATAAAACAACAATCTTTACAAATTGAACCAACTGAACCAACTGAACCAACATGTTTTTGCTTATCTATAGAGTTTTTTTCGGAGAGAAATTACGAATTTGGAGGGGCATCGCCTAAGCGACAGTATGCCGAAACGGCAACTTTGCGGAGCGGAAAAGAAAAAGCCCGCGCTGGAGAGGCGAGGGCTTTTGTTAACCATGTTAATGCAATCACACAATGGTGGATCACCCTCATAGTATCACGTCGATTTATTATTTCAATATGCGCAACGATGTTTACTAATATTGCAATTTATGCAATGATCAGGATTTAAACAACGCAAAGGGTTATGAACAATGAAACAGATAACCAATGTTAATCTGGAAAGCGATAACGCTGGTGGAACAGTCGAGGTGACTTACTCCGATGATACGTTCGAAAGGCTGACCTGTTCGCTGCCTGTGGCTCTCGTCATTGCGAATCTTGCAACGACGCTTAAGCAGGAACGTGCAACACGCATTGCAACCGGCGACCGCCTGCGCCGTATGTACACCCGCGATAGTGACATGATTACCCGTAGCGGTAGCGGCGCTTCCACGACCTCCACAGCGCCAACGTCAATGGATGCCGAATTTATGCGCCTGGTACGCGCTGTAGCGCCAAAATATGACAACGCCCTTCCTGATACCGACCCCCGCCTTGTTGCGCTCGACGTGCTGCGTTACGCACCCGCTGAGGCATTCAGTGCGGTACACCCGACCCCGCTATCAGAGATTCAGCTTGATCAGGCTATCGACGTGCTGGAGCAGGTAGGCGACTACATGCGGGTTAACAACGTTTCCCCGAAGATTCTCACCACAGGCGACGCCATTCGCAGTATTAACACCGACAACGCCAGTTTCTGGGGCAAAAAACACTAAGGAGATATGAGCATGGCTATCTATGACCCGAAATTAGCAGCAGGAAACCCGCAAAGCGTCGGGCGTAAACTCTTTGGCCGCGAGCAGGCCGAGCAATTGCGGATGCGTAACAACTTCAACAACGAATGCCGCAATCTGGAAAAAGCCAACGAAGCGAATGCAAAGTTCTGGAGTGAACAGGATGAAAAAGCCAAACGTTAAGCCCGTATTGCTATCTGGCGACCAGTTCGCCGCTATCTGCAAGATCCAGGAGCGCGAACGGCAGCGCTCTGATATTGGCGTCGCGCCGTCTGTGCATCAAATTGCCCGTGGGCTGGTGGCTAAGGCGCTGGCATCAATGACGACTGAGGGGGCGTAATGAAAAGCGGAGTAACCATTCGCGCTGATAACGCCCAAGCCATTTTGGATGCGCTTAAATCCATCAGTAAGAAAGAAGTGCTGGTGGGTATCCCGGAAGACGATAGCCAGCGTGAAGATACTCCGTTTGGTAATGCCGGGATCGGATACGTCAATGAATATGGCTCACCAGCGCAAAACATCCCCCCACGCCCACACCTGATCCCCGGCGTTAAATCGGTAGAGGAACAGACGGTGCCGCAGCTCAAAGCAGCGGCACAGGCTGCGCTTGATGGTAATGCGGCGGGAGCGGAAAGAGCGTTGAATCAGGCAGGGCAAAAAGCGGTGAATGGTGTTCGCCATTACATGAAAATTACGAACTTTACTCCGCTTTCTGACAGCACTATCGAGGCTCGTGCAAAGAGAGGCAAAGTAGGTCGTAAAGGTGCGAATGCCGAGATGGCTCGCAGAGCAGCCGATGGAAAGTTGAATGCCATTGACCCTGAATCAGGCCAATTTATAAGTAATCAAAATGCCCGCCCGCTGATTGATACAGGGAAATACCGCGATGCTATTAAATATGTTGTTAGGGATAAAGATGATGAATATTTCTGAGGTGGAAGGCATCGTGTAATGGGTATTTTTTACGATATTAAATTCAGATTGGGAAAGCTCGAGGGCGGTTATGTCAGAGTTAGCTCGCGTCAATGAACTAAAACAGAAAGATTTTTTCTGCTGGCTTCCAAAAGGTAAGAGGTGTGTCGCTTATCATGAGGCGGGGCACGCCATCGCAGCATGGCTTTTATGCGTTGATATTTATAGTATTTCTATTATGGATGAATTCGGCTTCTTGGGTGAAAAACATGCTCTTGAAGAAGAGTGTATTGGAGCTGTTTACCATTCTTTTTGCTATACGTGGGATCTGAAAGGAATGCGGGAAAGTAAATCCGGAGTTATAGAAAATGGAAGGAAAATATCGTTTATTGAATATCATGCGGCTGCAATAAAAAGAGATATTCAGCGTAATTTATTCATATCTCTTGCTGGCCCAGTATGTGAGGTTGCATATGGTGGGGGAAATATATTTAGCCCAACTTGTTCTTTTAGCAAGCGCTCACCTGGTTCAGATCGGATGAAGGTTGATGAAATGCTGGATTCGTTCTGCGAGTGCTATCAAGGAACCGTTCGTGAAGATATGCTTCAGCACATGATTAACAAAACTGAATTACTTGTTAAGCAACACTGGGATAAAGTAGAAAAATTAGCCAGTATTCTTGAGCATAATTATTTTATCCGTGGCAATTCACTTAACCAGATAATTGGCATCAATTTTATTGACCGGGCAACTCCTTTTCTTGAGCAGGAGTCAAGCTATGACATGGCTTCCACGGGAATTAACTGATGATGCGATCTGTAACTTTAAGTAGCGGTGCAGGGGGCAGAACTCCGAACGCTACTTTTATTTCCTTTGTCAAAAGGTGAACAATGGCAGCATTACCAACAATGGCTAAGGTTATGATTATTCAATCATTAGCTTGCTATGAACCCCCTTCCAGAATCGTCGAACTTGTAAAACAAGATTTTGGCATCGTTGTTACCCGACAACAGATATCGGCCTACAACCCCGAAAATACAATGGCTAAAAATCTTAGCCAAAAATGGGTTGATCTCTTTAATCACACTCGCGCCCGCTTCCAGAGTGAAATATCAGATATCCCTATCGCCAACAAAGCGTATCGGCTGCGTATGCTCGATCGCATGGCGAACCGTGCAGAGGCAATCAAAAACTACGCATTAACAGCGCAGCTTATCGAACAGGCCGCGAAAGAGTGCGGGGACGCTTACACCAACAAATTAAAGGTTGAAACAACGGGTAAAGATGGCGGTCCGATCAGAACGGAAACAACGAACCTAACTGCCGAAGAAGCCGGGGAGGTATACCGCAAATTTATGGGATAACCACCAGCATTGTGACACGTCACGCGTGAAAAATTGCACTGCCAGTTAATGGGCTGGTGGCACAGATTGCATATTGAAATACCCCGCAAATCCTACAGATCAGGTATTGAGTAACTTACCCCATTCAGTGCCACACATCACAGAGCAGCCTATGGACTACACCAAAAATCAGGCTGCAAATAAATCCTTATATTTCAGTTGATTAAATAATGGCCTTGCATTCCTGTACCGGATGCCTGTTGGCATTGCCGGGGCTATCTCTCGCCCGCAGGACTTAACCGTCGAACCGGTGATCCTTAAATCCGCTAACGCCTTCGCTGCCTATGGTCTGGCTGGCAAATATGACGCTGACGGCTTTTTCGTGCCGCTGGCGGACGGTGACACCGCCGACAAGGTGAAGGGGATCTACGTTCGTCCGTATCCAACGACCTCTACACCGGATATGGTCCGTCAGGTTGGCACCGACAAAAACTTCCCGGGTGATGCGCTGAAGCGCGGCTATATGACCATCAACCTGGGTAATGATGCGACCACCATTAAAAAAGGCGCTCCGGTGTACGTCGTGATTTCTCTCGACTCCACCATTGATGTGCCGCTTGGCGGTTTCTCAGCAGCGAACATCGCCGGAAAGACAGTAGCTCTTCCGAATGCTGAGTTCACCGGTGCTGGCGATGCCGACGGCAACGCTGAAATCTCCTGGAAGATTTAAGGAATAAATAATATGTCAATGATCACTTTTGACCAGGCGACTGTAGATGGCTCTGGCGCGTTTCTTGTCGGTGAGCTGGAGCGTCTTGACCAGGGATTAAACCTGCCGCTGGTGGGATACACCTGGACCCGCGATATCCAGCTGCGTGAAGACGTCTCTATTGCAGATGACATTTCCAGCTGGACTAACACCAGCTTTGGCGCTGCGGGTACTGGCGCAAATCCGAACGGTAAAAACTGGGTAGGCAAAGACTCCACTGCTATTGCTGGCGTGAACGTTGATATCGGCAAAGATGGCAATCCGCTGAACCTCTGGGGCATGGAACTGGGCTGGACCGTTGTAGAGCTGGCAGCAGCTCAGCAGGTAGGTCGCCCGATTGATACCCAGAAGTACGACGGGATGCAGCTCAAATGGCAGATGGACAACGACGAGCAGGTTTACATTGGCGATGATGCGCTCGGCCTGAAAGGGCTGGCAAACCTTGTCGGTGTGACGCTGAACAATGCGCCGAAGACCTGGGCGAACTCCACCAACGACGAGATCCTCGATAGCGTGAACAGCATTCTGTCGAATGCCTGGGCAGCATCCGGTTATTCCGTCGTGCCTTCTGATCTGCGCATTCCGCCAGAACAGTATTCACTGCTGGCGAGCCGTAAAGTTTCCGAAGCGGGTAACCAGTCGCTGCTGACCTATCTGGCTGTGAACACTATCGCTTTCCACCAGAACGGCGTTCCGCTGGAAATCAAAGCGGTTAAATGGCTGAAAGGGCGCGGGGTTGGCGGTAAAGACCGTATGGTCGCCTACACCAACGACAAGAAATACGTGCGCTATCCGCTGGTGCCGTTGCAGAGCGTTCCTGTCCAGTATCGCGGTCTGTACCAGATTGCGACCTACTACGGCAAGCTCGGTGCGGTTGAGCCAGTGTACAAAGAAACCCTGTCCTACGTGGACGGTATCTGATAACCAGAACGGCCCCGAAAGGGGCCAGAAGGAAACTGAAAATGGCGAAAGAAAAGTTGGTTACCATCCATGTTCACACCCCGTTTACGCTGACGCTCGGCGATCAGTCAAAACAGGAGTTTGGCCGGGGGCGGCATAATGTGTCGGAAGAGGTCGCGGCGCACTGGTTCACCCAGGCGCACTCTGAGCTTTCCGAAAGCGTGATTAGCAACACCGATGATCTGCAACCCATTATCGACGGCCTGCAAGCGCAGATTGCCGATAAAGATAAGCTGATTGCCGATCTGAAAGAAGCGCTGCTCAAGCTGCAGGAGCAGAACGACGGCCTGCAAGCGCAGATTGCTGCCGCCCAGACTGGCGGTAATGGGGCGAAAGATGCCAAAGAATCAAAGCCTGCCAACAGTAAGTGATTTTCGCCGCGACTTCCCGCAGTTTGCTGACCCTGCCAAATATCCAGAAGCACAAATCCAGTTTCGTCTGAATCTGGCCGATGTGCTGCTGAGCGAAAACGTCACCGGCAAAGAGTTGTTTCCGTACTTTGTCGAGTTGTTCGTGGCTCACTACATGACGCTCTGGGCGGCAGATAGCCGGGCAATGCTCGTCGGCGGCCCGGGTGGCTCAACCAATGGTGTTCAGTCCTCCAAGTCCGTTGACAAGGTAAGCGTCAGCTATGACACCAGCGCGACGCTAAACCCTGACGCAGGCTTCTGGAATAACACCCGATATGGCGCTGAATTTTATCAGCTGATCACGATGTTCGGTGCGGGAGGTCGCCAGCTATGAGTTTCAAAAGTGGTGTAACAACGAGGGTTGATAACGCTCAGGCCATTCTGGATGCGCTCCGGTCGCTAACCAAAAAGGATGTGCTGGTGGGCATCCCGGAAGAAGACAGCGAGCGTGAGGATGTTCCGTTTGGTAATGCCGGGATCGGTTACGTCAACGAATACGGCTCACCAGCGCAAAACATACCCCCACGCCCGCACCTGATCCCCGGCGTTAAATCCGTAGAGGAACAGACGGTGCCGCAGCTCAAAGCAGCGGCGCAGGCTGCGCTTGATGGAAATGCGGCGGGTGCGGAAAGAGCGCTTAACCGCGCCGGAACGCTGGCCGCGAATGGCGTCAGGCGTTACATGACCATTACCGGCTTTACACCGCTTGCTGATAGCACCGTTGAAGCCCGTGCACGCCGTGGCCGCAAAGGGGCAAAAGCGGAACTTGCGCGGCGCGCTGCTGGCGAGTCTCCCGGAACCGACCTGGTGAAACCGCTAATTGACACCGGGCAATATCGCAGAGCCATTACCCATGTTGTGAGGGATAAAGATGCCGAATCTTGATGTAACTGACGTGCTTCTGTCGCCGGAATTTCTCGACACTTCGCTCGTCGTTAAACGCAATGAGCAAACTGTTGATGAAGATGGCTTCGCCATTAACGTTGTCACACAAACTTCATTCGGTGGCGTGGTTACGGTCGATCGCTCGCTTGAAGCGAGGCGAATGCAGGCGGGACAGGTGATTAGCGGCGCAATCCTGATTGTCACCACCTACCGGCTTACCAGTGGAAACACCGGACTTGATGCCGATATTGTGACTTACCAGGGACGCGACTACCGCGTGACTTTCGTTGATCCGTATACAGCGTATGGCGCGGGTTTCATCCAGGCACACTGCGAACTTTTACCGTTTGACGGGGGGCCAGAGTGAGTAACAGCAGCACATCACCCGGCTACCTGACGCCCGTCAGCGTGCCGCAGGCTTATGACGAAGCGCTGGAGCGCGAACTTAGTCAGTGGGTGCGTGCTTTATCTGGCCTGTCGGCTGGAATGGTTCGCCCTCGCTGGACACCAACACAGGCTGCTGTTCCTGCTGCGGATGTTAACTGGTGCGGATTCGGGATCACCGGCATTAGTGCAGACGAATCACCGGCGTTTGTACGGCAGACGGACGACAGCAACCAGATGTGGCGTCATGAGGTGATCGAAACGCTTGCCTCATTTTACGGTCCTGCCAGCCAGTCAGTAGCCACTCTGTTCCGTGACGGGCTCACGGTTGAGCAAAACAACGCCACCCTGAACGGTAACGGGTTATCTCTTGCTGATTACAGTGAGTTGATTGCTTCCCCTGAGCTTATCAATAACCAGTGGGTGCGGCGTTACGACATTACAGTTCGCCTGCGCCGCAAAGTTATCCGCGAATACGGCATCAAATCGATCCTCTCTGCTCCAGTCCAATTTTTCGGAGATTAAACCATGCCTAACGGCTTATCTGTTCAGCGCGTCGTAAACGTGCAGGTCACGCTCGCCGTTCGCGCGGCGCTCGGGCGTAATTTTGGCGCGCTGCTGGTGCTTGGCACCTCAACCGTCATTACGGCACCAGAAGTCATGCGCCTTTATCAGGACATTGAAAGCGTCGCCACCGACTTTGGCACGAGTGCCGAAGAATACAAAGCAGCAAACCTGTATTTCCAGCAATCGCCGCAGCCGCGTCATCTGTATATCGGCAAACTGGCCCGCACCTCGACACCTGCCACCGCTGGCAAGCTTATCGGGGCAGTGCTTTCAAGTTCAGAGCAGACGCTGGCTAACTTTACCGCTGTGACAGCTGGCGCTCTGAAACTATCAATCAACGGCACTGTATCAACGATCACCGGTATTAACCTGTCTGCCGCTTCCAACCTGGCTGGCGTGGCAACTGCCATCACCGCCAAACTGACCGGCGCTACGGTCTCCTGGGTGCCTGGCTCCAGCCAGTTTGTCATTACGTCTGGTACGACCGGCGCAACGTCAGCGATCGGTATTCCAACGGCGGCCGGAACGGGTACTGACCTGGCTCCACTACTGGGCATTGATTCAGCACACAACCCCACGGTGGTAAACGGCCAGGCGGCGTCCTCTTCAGTTCTCCCGTCGGTCACTACCGCCCTGAACTACTCCGCCGACTGGTATGGCCTGGTAATTGCCGACACGGCGATGACAGATCAGGACCATATCGATGTTTCCGCGCTGATTGGCTCTGCAAGTGACTCCCGCGTGTATGGTGTAACCACTTCCGCATCGGCGGTTCTGGATGCAACCAGTACCACGGATATTGCCTACAAGCTGAAAGCGGCGGGTTACGGTCGTACATTCTGTCAGTACAGCAATGTTCCTTATGCAGCTGCTTCAGCGTTCGGACGTGCGTTCACCGTGAATTTCCTGGGGAATAACACCACTATCACGCTGAAGTTTAAGCAGGAGCCGGGTATTACCGCCGAGACAATCACTGCGCAGCAGGCCAACACGCTGAAGGCCAAGAACTGTAACGTGTTTGTGCGCTACGCCAACGATACCGCCATCATTCAGGAAGGCGTGATGTCCAATGGCGACTTCTTCGATGAGCGCCACGGGCTCGACTGGTTGCAGAACTACGTTCAGACCAACCTCTATAACCTGCTTTACACCAGCACCACCAAAATTCCGCAGACTGATGCCGGTGTGACCCGTCTGCTTTCCAACGTTGAACAGTCCATGGATCAGTCCGTCACGAACGGTCTGGTAGCGGCTGGCGTGTGGAATGGTGGCCCTATCGGGCAACTGAATTCCGGCGATACGCTGACAAAAGGTTATTACGTGTATGCGCAACCTCTTTCCGAGCAAGCACAGGCTGACCGAGAAGCACGCAAAGCGCCGTTAATCCAGGTGGCTTGTAAGCTGGCTGGCGCAGTTCATTACGCCGATGTGCAGATCAACGTGGTTCGCTAAGGAGCGATAAATGGCAACTTATTCTTTTCTCGATGTAACCGCGTCGCTCACCGGGCCGACCGGCGTTATCGATCTTGGTCAGGGTTCTGCGAACTCTGAGGAAGGTATCACCCAGACCATGGGCGGCAACAAAAACACCATGACCATCGGTGCCGACGGCGAGGTGATGCACAGCCTGCACGCCGATAAGTCAGGCACCATTACGGTGACGCTACTCAAAACCTCCCCGGTGAATAAAAAGCTGTCTCTGGCGTATAACGCGCAAAGCCAGTCCTCTGCCACCTGGGGCAATAACGTGATCGTCATTCGCAACACGGCATCGGGTGATATTTCTACTGCGCGTTCGTGTGCATTCCAGAAACAGCCTGATTTCAATAACGCTAAAGAGGGCGGAACCGTCGCCTGGGTATTCGACTGCGGCAAGATTGACCAGCTTCTCGGGGAGTTTTAACGCATGGAATTCGAAATTAAAGGCGTGAAATATCGCACCGCAAAGCTCAGCGTTTTCGAACAGCTGAAGGTGTCCCGCAAGCTGTTGCCGGTTCTGGCCGGGATGGTTTCGGACTTCCGGAGCGTTCAGGAGAAGATCAGCAGCAAAGACACCGAAGGCGCGATGGCTACCATCCTGCCAAAGATTGCCACTGCTGTGTCCGATCTGAGTGATGGCGACGTGGACGCTATCCTGTTCCCCTGTCTTTCCGTTGTTTCACGCGAGCACATGAAAGGCTGGGTGCCGGTCTGCCAGCATGGCGAAATGGCGTTTGACGATATCGACCTGCTTACCATGCTGCAACTGGTGGCGCGGGTGGTCGCCGACTCGCTGGGAAATTTTTTGCAAGGACTCCCTACCAGCGAGACGCCCACCCCGCCAGCGGAATAACCTTCAACAGCCTGCCGGGCGGTGAAGATTTTATTCTTCGTCCGGCGCTTGCCTTCCATATTGACCAGAAAGACCTTAACAGCGGTGCGGTAGACCTCTGCCGCATCGCGCTTCTCAATGACTACCTCGACATGCGCGAGGATAACGACGCCCGGGTAGATAAATGGAGAGCGGCCAATGAGCGGTAACGCAGATACGATTAAAGACTTCCTTGTTTCGCTGGGATTCGATATCGATCAGGCTGGAGCTAATAAGTTTGAAGCCGTGCTGAAAGGCGTTACCGCGAACGTTCTGAAGGTCGGTGCGGTGGTGGAAGGCGCAGCGCTAAGCATTGTCGGATTTACCACCCAAATCGCGAATGGTTTGGATAAAATTTACTGGGCATCCCAACGGACGGGGGCCAGCGTTCAGGGCATCAAAGCGCTGGGCTATGCCGCATCGCAAACCGGTGCCAGCGCTGAGTCGGCCATGTCCTCCCTCGAAGGGCTGGCTGGCTTCATGCGTAGCAATCCGGGGGCGGAAGGGTTCCTGAACCGTCTTGGTGTCCAGACCCGCGATGCCAGCGGAAAGATGCGTGATACTGCTGCCATCTTTACTGGCGTTGGGCAAAAGCTCAACAACATGCCGTATTACCGCGCGAAGCAATACGCGCAGATGCTCGGCATCGATGAAAACACGCTGATGGCGATGCGGCGCGGCATGAATGGCTTTACCGCCGATTACCAGTCGATGCTGCAAAAGACGGGGTTCAACGCTGATAAGGCAGCCGTTCAGTCCAACAAATTCATGACGTCCATGCGCGGGCTTACGTCGCTGTTTGGCATTATGCGGGACAAGATCGGCTCAAATCTCGCTGGTGGTCTGGCTGGTTCGCTGGACAGCCTGCGGCGGCGCATCCTCGACAACTTCCCGAAGATTGAGGAGACGCTGACCAAAGTCATTAAAGGCGTGATCTGGCTTGCGAACGCATTCACTCGAATGGCGTGGCGGGTGATTCAGGCCGCTGGCTCTGTCATCGACTGGTGGAAGCGTCTTGACGATGGCAGTAAAAATCTGCTGAAAATATTCGGTGCTCTACTTGTCGCATGGCGTCTGCTTAATTCTGCGTTCCTGAAATCCCCGATTGGAATTATCACCACGCTGATTCTGGCGATCGGATTACTCTATGACGATTACCAGACGTGGAAAGAAGGCGGCAAAAGCCTGATTGACTGGGGGAAATGGAAAACTGAAATTGATCAGGCCGTCAAAATGATTGGCGACCTGAAAAAGACTGTTACGGATCTGACAAAAGCGCTGGCTAAGTTGCTCGGTATCGACCCCAAGTCATGGTCCCTAAAGTGGGATTTTAGCAACTTCATTTCGCAAATGGGTGAGTTCGGCAAGATGCTGAACATGATCGCTGATTTGCTGAATGCCATAAAAGATGGCAACTGGGCGCAGGCCGCTAGTATAGGCAAACAGCTGCTAAATCAGGGCAGCGGGCAACCGAGTGCCACACCGGCAGTAGAGGATAGCGCCAACAGAAGCGCTGACTGGGTTAAGGAGAATCTGGGATTTGACCCGCGCAGCGTAGGCAGAACCATTCGCGGGTGGTTTGGTGATGATGAGCCTGACCAACATGCCCAGTCTGCTAAAGCTCCACGAGGTATTAGAAATAATAACCCCGGTAATATCGACTTTCGTGGGCAATCTGGGGCGACGCTCGAAAGTCCTGGCGGCAGGTTCGCCCGGTTTGAAACTGCCTATGATGGCCTGAAAGCGCTTTCCCGACAATTAATGCGCTACTTTGAAGGTAAGACGACAGGCAAGCCGCTGCAAACCCTTAACGATATAATCTCTACGTGGGCACCGGGGAATGAAAATAATACCGGTGCTTACATTGCTCAGTTATCGAAAATGATGGGTGTGGCTCCTGATGCCATTCTCAACCTTAAAGATCCGCAGGTAATGTCCTCTCTGATGAATGGAATTATCCATCATGAGAACGGGAGAAACCCTTACCCAAGTGAATTGGTTCGTATGGCCGCTGGTGGCGGTGCTTCACAAAACATACAGCAAGAAACGGTTATTAATATTCACGGTGTATCTGATCCACGTGAGGCTGCCAATATCACAGTTGAGCGGCAGAAGAACGTTAATTCACAACTAACTCAACAACTTCGAACGGTGCCGAGCTAATGGATATTCTCTCCGCTATTTTTCGCCAGCAATCCCGGCGAATTGGCATATTAATTCCCAGCGTGGTCGTCTCCGAAAAGCATTCTGATGCGCTCGAAATTACTGAGCACCCGGTGGAGAAGCCAACAACGAATAGTGCCTCGGGTTTCATCGCCGATCATGCGTATAAGCGCCCCAGTGAAGTCACAATGGAATGCGGCTTCGCTGGTGGCGGTTCGTTGCTGGATTTCATTGATACATCTTCAATCGGTCTTAGCGCTGGGCTTAGCCCAAAGGAGACATACCAAAAGCTGCTGGATATGCAGCTTGAGCGCGTACCGTTCGATGTGGTTACCGGGAAGAGGGTGTACACCAATATGCTGGTGCGAGCCATTGAGGTGACGACCGATAAAACCAGCGAGAACGTGCTGAACTGCACGCTTACCCTGCGTGAAGTCATCATAACGCATACAAAAAATGTCACCGTTGCTGATAAATCCGATATGCAGGACGGGGTTAGTACATCTGCGGTGCAGAATTCCGGGACTAAATCCACCACCCCAGTAAATGAATCGGTAATTAAGTCAACAGGGTGGTTTGATGGACTAAAAGGAACCAGTCTTGGTAACTCTATAGGTATCCAATGAATGTAACTGAAATCCCTTTATCGCCGGATAACCAGCTATTTCGCATTCAGTTAGCAGAGACAACATACACGCTGAGAGTCATTTGGCGTGATTCTGCTGGCTGGATTCTGGATGTACAAGATAGCAGTGGCGAACCGCTTCTTTCTGGCGTGCCGCTGGTAACCGGTGTAAATCTTCTTGAGCAATATCCTCAACTAGGTATTAACGGGGCGCTGCTCGTTGGCTGCGATGTAGGCGCACCGGACGAGCCCACCAAAACCAACCTCGGCACATACAGCCACCTCATTTTCGTGCAGGAGTAGAAATGTCTCTTAACTGGATGCGCCATTTTGAGCTGCAACTGTTGGACCAGAACGGGCAGGGCGTTTCCCTGTCTGATTTTAAGGTCACGTTCCAGATCGAGTGGGCAGATACACGCTGGCCGCGAGTGGCGAACGTGAAAATTTACAACCTTTCGACCGATACCACGAACAAGATACTGGGGCAGGAGTTTGCCAAAATTCGCATCATTGCCGGGTATGACGGTATAGCGCCGGATGTTGATGCGAGCCAGGTTGGTGTCGCCCGTGAGATTTCACCAGACCAGATAGGGCAGGTGAATGGTCAGAACTACGGCCTGATTTTTGACGGTGATATTCGCTTCACCGTCACCGGGAAGGACAACATTACGGATTCCTGGGTGTTGATTCAGGCCATTGGTGATCACGAAGCGTTCCTCTATGCGACCACCATCACCACGCTTGCCGCTGGCTATACCGTTGCGGATCTGCACCGGGCGACGATGCAGGATTTCAACGCGTTCGGCGTGACACAGGGCATTACCGGCGATTTTCCTGATACCGTGTTTCCTCGTGGCCGCGCGATTTACTCATCCACCCGTAACGTAATGGATAATATTGCTGCGCAGTGCAAAGCGACATGGCAGCTGGTAGATGGTCAGGTTCAGATGGTGCCGGAGGACAAATACATTCACGAAGCCATTGTGCTGAATGCCGATGCTGGCCTGATCGGTATGCCACAACAGACGATGGGCGGAGGCGTAAATGTGCGGTGTCTGATAAACCCCAACATTCGCATCAATGGCCTTATCCAACTCGATCAGGCTTCGGTATACCGAACGCAGTTAAACAATGAAGATCTTCGTGCGGTCAAATACGACGAGAATGGAAATATCATACCCTCACCAAAGCTGCAAGAGAGCGACATGAATGGTAATCTCGTCGTTAACGGCACTGTCAGTCAACCAGCAAGCATTGCGACAGATGGCGTTTATATCGTCAAAGCTATCGACTATACTGGCGACACCAGAGGTCAGGCGTGGTACATGGATTTGATGTGCTTCGCGCGTGGCAGCCGCGATTTGCAGAGTAACGCATCACTTAACCGGACGTTTTAAAAAATGAAAAAACTCATCCTGATGATTGCTTGCAGCTCTTTTGTCTTGGCGGGCGTGGCTCATGCTGATTCCCAGTGTGGGCCTTTCCACTTGGGCACGAGCCCGACAAATGATGGATGGGCACGCATTAACGGTGCGAAGCCTGAAAGTCAGAAGGTAACGTTCCTTAAGCAAAAAGAAGACTACGAGAACATTAAGATGGAATGGCGCATGGCTACTGACCAGCCTGGACGTTGGGTAGGGCTCGAATACATCAAGCGCAACGGCAAGGCCATTCTCAACGCCCAGTGGCTGCAAGCCAGCATGAATGCGCCGCGTCAGTATGCAACATACGACTGCGTGAAGGTGAAGTAGGTATAAAGAAAAAGCGCCGGGTTGACCGGCGCGCCAAGTTATTCCTCTTTGAAGCTGATGTTCTTGCACTGCTCCATTACTTCAATCAGTTCTTTTGACGTCAGGTTTTCTACTTCGATTTTACCTTTCTCTGTGGTCATTGTTATTTTTTTGGATGATCTGGTCTGTATCCATTTTCTTGCGATAGATGCAATGGCTATACAAGCTGGTGACGACGTGGCTACGATGATAGTTATGTCGACGAGCGTGCCAACCGCATTAATTGAGTCAGCAGTTCTGATTCGTCTGCGTATTTTATAGTCGCTTTCAGGTATGTTATCCTGGATTATGGAGAGCAATTCTTTGCCTATTGCTGGAGTAAATTTTATGGTTGTTTCTGATTTTGGCATAAAGGTATCCGGCCCCTATCGTGAGAAGCTAAAAATTGCCTTGCGGCTTTTTCTTGGCAGCCTGTATCTCGCTACGAACCACGACGTTACCGTGGTTTTAAGCAAGACCTACATTCAGGGCTGCAAAGAAGATAAATAGCACGGACAAATCAGCCCTCAAACCCTGACATTTGATCAGTAACCCGCCGCCGAGCGGGTTTTTTTATGGGGTTTTTATGCCTATACCAACTCAATCACAGATCGGCGGCGAGCAGCAGACCGCGCAGGCTATTGCCGATTCGGTGTCTACCCAGATGCGCGTAGCGATGCCCGGCATCATTCAGTCGTTCGATCCTGACTCTGTTACCTGCACGGTAGAAGTGGCGCTTCGCGGTATTGTTGGCGATGGCTCCACCGAATTAAAACCGCTGGTGGATGTGCCGGTTATCTTCCCGCGTGGCGGCGGTTGCACGTTGACCTTTCCGGTTAAAGAAGGCGACGAGTGCCTGCTGATTTTTGCCGACCGTTGCATCGATTTCTGGTGGCAGAGCGGCGGCGTTCAGGAGACCGTTGACCCGCGCCAGCATGACTTATCTGATGCGTTCGCCATCGTTGGCCCGCAGTCGCAAGCGCAGAAAATCAGCGGCATCAGCACCAGTTCGGTAGAGCTGCGCAGCGATGACGGCGGCACAAAATTAAGCCTTAACCCATCCAGCGGGGCAATAAATGGTACAGCGCCGGGCGGATTCAACCTTAACGGGCTCAAAATACTGTCTGACGGTCGCTTGCAGCTGGTAGACGGTTCTATCGTGGATAAGCATACCCATGGCGGCGTTGAGAGCGGCGGAAGCAATACTAAGCCGCTGGGAGGTTAATCTATGCGATACCGTCGCGAAGATGCTGACGGCGATTACACTTTCGGGCAGGGTGACGATACTTTCCTTATCGACAGTCCGGAGTGTGTCGCCCAGGCAGTAAAAACCCGTTTCGAGCTGTGGCGCGGTCAGTGGTTTCTCGATCTGACGGAAGGCACGCCGTATGTTCAGTCAGTGCTTGGTAAACAGCGATCTGACGTCTACATCCTGGCTATACGCGAACGCATACAGGACACGCCGGGCGTTCTGTCGATTCTTTCCTTCGATACCAATTATGACGGCACCAGCCGCCGCGTCACTTTCACTTCCTCCATTGACACAATCTACGGCCAGACGACTGTAACAAGCGAGGCATAAATGGCTTTGAACCTCGACACGCTGGGGCTATCGGCAACGGTAACCGCCCAGGGGATTAGTGCGCCTGATTACCAGACAATCCTCGATACGCTGACCAGCTATTTCAGGCAGATTTACGGTAGTGATGCCTACCTCGAACCAGACAGCAAAGACGGGCAGATGGTCGCGCTGGTGGCTCTTGCCGTGCATGACGCTAACAATACCGCTATCGAGATCTACAACTCGTTTTCACCGACGACAGCGCAGGCCGCAGCGCTTAGCAGTAACGTGAAAATTAACGGGATCACGCGAAAAGTAGCGACAAACTCTACAGCTGACCTTCTGTTAACCGGTACGGCGGGCACGACTATCACGAATGGCTCCGCACGGGATAAAAACGGCATTATCTGGAATTTTCCCGCGAGTGTAGCGATCGGCGTTGATGGTACTGTGCTGGTGACAGCCACATGTGCGAATAGCGGTTCGGTTGCGGCGATGGCCGGGACGATTACCACTATCAACACGCCGACCCGTGGCTGGGCTTCAGTAACCAACCCGGCGGCGGCCACCGTAGGCGCACCGGCTGAAACCGACGCAGAGCTGCGTATCAGGCAGGGGCAAAGCGTCGCTCTGCCGTCACTCACACCGTTTGAAGGTGTCGACGGTGCGATCGCCAACGTTGCAGGCGTGACGCGTCACAAACTGTACGAGAATGACACTGGCTCGACAGATAGCAACGGGCTGCCGCCTCATTCCATTTCTGCGATTGTTGACGGCGGTGATGTGACAGAAATCGCCCAGACTATCAGGGGCAATAAAGGGCAGGGAACAGCTACTTACGGGAAAACTTCTGTCACGGTGCCAGATACTTACGGTAATCCCCACGTCATTAACTTTTCGCGCTCGACCGACGTACCGATTTTCGTAGCCATTACCCTGAAAGTTTTTACCGGGTATACCTCTCAAATCGGCGAGCAGATCAAACAGGCTGTTGCCGACTATATTAACGGCCTGACAATTGGCGACGACGTGCTGCTGAGCCGTATTTATTCCCCGGCAAACCTTGGCGTGGTGAGCGGCGGAAATGCCCGCTATTACGATATTACCGACCTGCTGATCGGTAAGTCGTCTGGCAGCGTATCGGCATCAAACATTGATATTGCCTATGATGCTTCAGCGTCCTGTAGCACCGCGAATATCAGTATCACGGTGACCTCATGAGCAAATACACCGAACTGATCACTAACTACCATGCTACCAAGCCACTCTTTTTTGACCATATAGATCTGAGCACCCGCCCGCTGATTGATGTGTCCAGCACTATGTCAGGGCTTGTAACAGCCTTCGATATCGATACGGCGGTTGGCGTGCAACTCGATATCCTCGGCCTGTGGATTGGGCGTAGTCGTATAGTCAGCCAGCCAATTAGCGGCGTTTATTTCAGCTGGGACACTGACGGGCTTGGGTATGACCAGGGCATCTGGCAAGGGCCATATGATCCTGATTCTGGCTATACGACGCTAAGCGATGAGGCGTACCGCATCATTCTGAAAGCGAAAATCGCTATCAACAACTGGGACGGTCGGAACGACTCTCTGCCTCCCATCCTTGACGCTGCTACCGCAGGCTCAGGCCTGAGGATGCAGATCGTCGACAACCAGGACATGACGATTTCGGTCTGGGTTTTCCCTGAAACTGATATTTCTGATGTGTCTCTCGAACTGATCGCCGCTATCAAACAGGGCTATCTCACCGTTAAATCAGCTGGCGTATGGGCCGGTGATGTTGAAACGCCTTCGGTAGAAACACCGTCAGAAGGCTCTAAATTCTTTGGGTTTGATATGGATAACGAATACATCGGCGGGTTCGATGTTGGAGCATGGGGGACAATACTCTAATGGCAATAAACAACTTTAAACCTTTCGCGCTTGATCCGAACGCTAACGTCACCTCACAAGCTGACTGGGAAGCACTTCCGGCTCTGCTTTCAGGGTTTACGGCAGGTAAAGCATCCAGCGCACAGGTCAACAAAGCTATTCGGCAAGCCAGCTTTATCGCGGCAGCGCTGGCGCAGTACACCGCCAACAAAAGCGGTCTGGATGTACTTGATGATGGTGACCTGAACGGGTTTATCGCCAAAATGTCCGCCGCGTTCGGTAAGGATTTCCAGGCGCTTGACGCCACGCTGACGGCATTGGCAGGGCTCGCAACAGGTGCAAATAAACTCCCATATTTCACTGGAAATGATACAGCAGCGCAGACTGATTTAACTTCTGTTGGCCGTGACATTATTGGGAAAAATACTATTGCTGACATTCTCACATACCTTCAATTGGGAGAAGCGGCAAAACGGGATGTCGGAACCGGTAATAATCAACTCCCGGACATGTCCGCATTTGGTATGTCGCGAAACGGACAAACTGCCTGGGATATTCTCCCAAATGGTATGATTCGACAGGCTGGCACTGTGACACTGACACCAGTTGGTAATTTCAACCCGCAGGTGCTTGGTGGAGTGACGTACTACACCCATTACTACAGGGTTAATTTCCCCAGACAATTCCCAAATGCACAAATAGCAACGCTGGCAACACTAGCGAGTTACAGCTATTCGACCCAGACAACAATGGCCGGAAAATCACTGGCAACGCATCGCGATACTGATTCTGGCACTGACGTATCAAGAACGCGATTCACTGTGGCGTATACGACACCCAATCTCGGCGAAACACCGACACTGCATTTTGAAGCAATAGGATACTAAATATGGAGAATATCTATTTCAGCCCAACGACCGTTGGTTTTTATGTTTCTGAACAAGAGCGACCTGATGATGCGGTTGAAGTCTCGCCAGAGGTGGAGGCATTTTTGAGGGAGTGTGTTATCTGGGGAGCGGATACATTTAACGTAGAGCGAGATGCAGCAACGGTGACATATCCAACAGAACTGCTTGAATATGTCACCACCTACAACGCCCCCGTTAAATATCCTGCGGATTGACAGGCCATACGGGTTTTGCTGTATCAACGCGCATCAGCAGGACCCGGTATTTCTTCCATTCAGTTAAAGCGGCGGTTTCTTCTTCCGCCACTAATCCAGCATCGACCGCATCCTGCCTCTACGCGATTTCAGCATCAGTTGCTGCTCGCAGAGCGGATTTTTTCTGTTCTGCGGCAGCGACGTCAGCAGCATGTTGTGCCGCAGTGTCAGTCACCCACGCCACGCCATCACACACATCGTGCGGTGTCGATGGCGCAACAGTAACGAACCCGGCGTGAACAGGACCGATATAATCAACGATGCGCGCTCGGGTGAGTTCGACGACTGCCCGGTGATGTAACATCGTATGTTAATGAAGAGATCGTATGCTGACGATTTCGGCGCTACAGTGTAATATGCAGGCCAGTCGTTGATGGGGTAGTTACTGTGGGATGTCCACCGCTGTGTCCATCAAGAACCAATTATCTGCATAGCGAGTTAAAAAATTCATATTTATGAAGAACATAAGAAACTTCTCCATTATTGCTCACATTGACCACGGTAAGTCGACGCTGTCTGACCGTATTATCCAGATTTGCGGTGGCCTGTCTGATCGTGAAATGGAAGCCCAGGTTCTGGACTCCATGGACCTGGAACGCGAACGCGGTATCACCATTAAGGCGCAAAGCGTTACGCTGGATTACAAAGCGGCTGATGGTGAAACCTATCAACTGAACTTTATCGACACCCCAGGCCACGTTGACTTCTCCTATGAAGTATCACGTTCGCTGGCGGCCTGTGAAGGTGCGCTGCTGGTCGTCGATGCCGGGCAGGGTGTTGAAGCCCAGACCCTGGCAAACTGCTATACCGCGATGGAAATGGATCTCGAGGTTGTGCCGGTTCTGAATAAAATCGACCTGCCAGCTGCCGACCCTGAACGCGTCGCGGAAGAGATTGAAGATATTGTCGGCATTGACGCGACGGATGCCGTGCGCTGCTCCGCGAAAACCGGTGTGGGCGTGACCGATGTGCTGGAACGCCTGGTGCGTGACATCCCGGCCCCGGAAGGCGACCCGGATGGCCCACTGCAGGCGCTGATCATCGACTCCTGGTTCGATAACTACCTTGGTGTTGTCTCTCTGGTGCGTATTAAAAACGGCACCATGCGTAAAGGCGACAAAATCAAGGTGATGAGTACCGGACAGGTCTACAACGCCGACCGTCTGGGTATCTTTACGCCAAAACAGGTTGACCGTACCGAGCTGAAATGCGGCGAGGTAGGCTGGCTGGTTTGTGCCATTAAAGACATCCTCGGCGCGCCAGTGGGCGATACCCTGACCGGTGCGCGTAACCCGGCAGATAAAGCGCTGCCAGGCTTTAAAAAGGTGAAACCGCAGGTTTACGCGGGTCTGTTCCCGGTCAGCTCAGATGACTATGAAAACTTCCGTGATGCGCTCGGTAAATTGAGCCTGAACGATGCTTCCCTGTTCTACGAGCCAGAAAGCTCAACGGCGCTGGGCTTCGGTTTCCGCTGTGGCTTCCTCGGCCTGCTGCACATGGAGATCATTCAGGAGCGTCTGGAACGTGAATACGATCTGGATCTGATCACCACCGCACCGACCGTTGTGTATGAGGTAGAAACCACCTCGAAAGAAGTGATCTACGTCGATAGCCCGTCCAAGCTGCCGCCGCTGAACAATATCCACGAACTGCGTGAGCCGATTGCAGAGTGTCACATGCTGCTGCCACAGGAGTTCCTGGGCAACGTCATTACACTGTGTATTGAGAAGCGTGGCGTGCAGACCAACATGGTCTACCACGGTAACCAGGTGGCGCTGACCTATGAAATCCCGATGGCGGAAGTGGTACTCGACTTCTTCGATCGCCTGAAGTCTACCTCCCGTGGCTATGCGTCCCTAGATTACAACTTCAAGCGTTTCCAGGCCTCCAACATGGTGCGTGTGGACGTGCTAATCAACGGTGAGCGTGTGGATGCGTTGGCCCTGATCACCCACAACGACAATGCGCCGTACCGTGGTCGCGAGCTGGTTGAGAAAATGAAAGATCTGATCCCGCGTCAGCAGTTCGACATCGCGATTCAGGCGGCCATTGGTAGCCACATTATCGCGCGTTCTACGGTGAAACAGCTGCGTAAAAACGTTCTGGCGAAGTGCTACGGCGGTGACGTCAGTCGTAAGAAAAAGCTGCTGCAGAAGCAGAAAGAAGGTAAGAAGCGTATGAAGCAGGTCGGTAACGTTGAGCTGCCACAGGAAGCATTCCTTGCCATTCTTCATGTTGGTAAAGACGGCAAATAA